ATTTGGCAAACCTTCAAGTGGAGAATACTCCCTTGCTTAAAGACACTGGGGTTTATGCAGTTCTCGGTGATGACATTGTCATCTCCGATCACAGACTGGCAGCTCAATACAATAAACTAATGAATGGTGTTCTTGGTGTTGTTATAAATCCTATTAAAGGGTTCGAAGGTTTTCTTATAGAATTCGCGAAGAACTGGTTCCACTCAAGTGGTGTTAATTTAACACCCTTGGGGGCCAAGTCTCTTTTGCGAGCTATAAGAAGCCCTCTGTTTATAACGGCTGTTATAGCAGATTACAACAAGAAAGAATTCAATTCTATTTTAAAGTTAGAGTTGCAAGTATTAACCAAAATCTTGTAAAGATTATTCAATAAGAATGATCTTAATCAATGAAAATGGTTATTTAGTATTCTGGGTCCCCAAGGAGGATTTTGAAGACTTTCTTCAAGTAACCTAGATGTTAAATCTATGGAAGGCTTGTTTAAAGAATTCTTATCACAAATTGGGGTCTCATTTACTGATGTGACTGATTACTACTATCGAGTATTAGTCAAGAGCTCATGAGTTTCCAGTAGGTCATTAAGAGACCTGATTATTTCATATTTGAAGCTATTCAAATTCATTTTAGCACCATTAATTTGGACTAATAAGAAGATGAAGGCTTTAAATCTGAATAACCAATACACTGCAGTACTTGCTACTGCTACTGTTGGGTTGATATCAATACCTTTACTGTTCTTAACCTTCTTACGAGCAGTGAGGTTTGGGATCTTGCTCTGGATTATATCCGGAGTTTGTTTCATCTTTGGGTTTCCTTATGTTTCCAATAAGATCATAGATCGAGTTGTTAACTGAAGGACAACCTTTAAAAGATGATATCACAATTTCTTTCTTAACTGAGAGTTGGTAAGGACTGGTTATGCTCAACCTTCACCTATAGAAAATAGGTCTAAGCCCAAAAGGCCTATTCCTAGAGTACTTAATAGTTCTCTTTTATTTTCTAGATGGATGTTAGGTATGAAAACAAACCGTCCCGTACAACTTTTAGTAGACAGAGTTAAGCTTCGTTCGGAGGATGAGCTTCCTGCTGTGAAGACAGCAGAGAAATGTCTCAGCTCTTTGAATAAAGACTATAACCTGTTTAATAAGAAAGTGAAAAGTGAGTTGAAAAGAATCCAAAAACTCAAAAAGTCTCCTAAGGGAGGGAAGAAGAAGAGTAAAGTAAGATAGCAACTGTTTGGGGGTTACAGCATAAACCCCTCACCGGGCATAAAACAACATTAAGTTGACGC